CAACGTCACCATCTCCTCTTATCAATTTCAATTTGAATTTAGAAGTCATAATTTTTCATTCTTTATACTTCATACTGAATACGTCACTAAATTATCCCAGTTGCTGTAATAAGTTGCTTTGATCCATGCAGTAGAGCGAAGAACCTTAGAGATTCTAACCTCATCAATAGCAATGGCATTATATCCATAACTTGCGCTTCCTCCAATAACAACGGGGGTGTTTGTATTCTGAATAGAAGACTTTGAGCTTGTACCATTCTTGTCTAACACCCCATCAATATAGAGACTTACGCCATTAACATCTGTTGTGCCATTCCACGAGGCAACAACATTATACCATGTTCCACTAAGCCAACTTGTTTGGGTGGTATCCAAAAAATATCCGGTTCCATCAGACAACCATAAATTCAATTTACCACTTGACCAATTAAACCACACTAATCCATAAGAAGTATTAGCTGAGCCAACTATTACTTTGCCAACCAACATATTATTTTGATCTGTTGGTATATCCCCATTTGGTCTGAATATACATTCTAATGTTAAAGCTCCAGTTATATCCAAAGAAGCGTGATCCGATATACTTACTTTGTCATCTACCCCATCAAACTCTATGGCTTTCCCAATCTGACCATCTACCAAATCGGCAGTAGTCATGGTTCCACCTGGAGTTCCATGGTTCTCATTGGAGGTAGAGTCCTTTACAGCGTTAGCTCCATCTCCATTTGGATCTTGAGCCATATGCCAGACGCCGACAAAGTCAGAGTCCCAGACAGATTTTGCAGGGGTATCGCCCGTATCCCCTACATAGCTGGTATTGTCGGCATGATCGGCATCGTAATAAAGGTAAAGATCGGTGTCCACATCATACGCAACGGATGGAACCTTTACCCATAATACTGCTTTTTCACTGGCATCATCCCAATATTCAATTTCAACATAGCACTCGGTTTGCCCGTCATCCGTGGTGACAGCTATCTTTTTTCGATTTGCATCTTGGGTAAGTTCATCAAACACGCAGGATACATCGACATCACCTATCCCGGAAGCCGCAGACAGATAAACCATAACAGGAAAATTTGTCTGGGCTGCCGTATCGATAAGATCCTTATCAATCGTAAGCTTTATTCTTTTGTCCCATCCTGAAAGCCAGCTCATAAATCAACTACTCCGCCGCAATAGTGAAAATTCCTGTTCCCGCCCAGGTTATGGTTAAGGCCACACTGCTCATATCAATCGGACCACCTAAATCTACGAAAGCTATGGCGTCTTTTCCTGCATCAGTATAATTATAAATAATACCCCAATATGCATCCACATCATTTGAAACATCTTGAGCCCACGTTGGATTTACCGCCGAGTCGAATGTCATAGTTCCGGCAGCTTCAGAAACTAAATCCGATAAAACCCCCAGATCAGTCCCATCGGTAACATATGTCCCACTATCCCCAACCTGTGTATAATCCCCAATTACAGGAGTTGCATCAGCAGCCGTAGGTGTAGTTGTGTCATCACAGACCGCACAGTAAAAATGATCCGTGGTAGCCCAATCTCCGGCAATCATTTTGGCCAGAGCTTCCTCAAATATTGTAACATCTCCTTCTGCCATAATATTTCTCCTTGGTAGTTAAAGGCGCCGCCCATACATTATGCAGACAGCACCTTCTTTAATTACGAATTCGCCGGCAACGGTATGGAAACCGTATCAATGGTTGTCGTGCCGCCACTGGTAATGGTAGTATTCGACATATTCAACTGAGCCCCGGAGGTAGCTACCGAGCCGTCAAACCGAATTGCCGTTGTACTGGCTCCGGTGCCTACATCATTTGCGTAAAACCTGAACCATCCGGCGGTACCGGTATTTCCGGCAACCCCGGACCAAGTCTCACCGGTTTCTTTTGCCAATGTGCCTTCACTAACCGCGCCGAAGTTTAAACCGTTCGCAAAGGTATCAGCAACAAACGCCGCCGACGCCTGAGAAATTTCCACAAGCAAAGTACCTGATTCGACACTATCCGCATCCGCAGGCTGTGAACCGGTGTAAATCCTCATAATTCCTTCACGAAAAATATCAGAAAAACTTCCGCCCCGTGAAGATGCCAAAAGAATTGGTGTGCCAGCGACTTGGCCCGTTGTGAAAGATGCGGTAGGAATTGTGATTGTACCCGCTGCAACGGTAAGTATTTCATAAGAACCATTATCGTCACCGTCGGTTGCAAGAAATACGGTAATGTTGTCGCCCGGCACAAAATCGCCTAATGCACTTTCGGTGTCGGTAATTGAATCCGCGCTTGTATCGCCCGAATCAACAAGAGCAATGCTGGTTGCATGATACAGCGAATTCACAACCGTAGCTTTATAATCCATTAACTTATTTCTTAATCCTGTCGATAATTTTAGTGCCATTTTTTCACTCCTTTGTACCGTGTATAAAATTGTAGCCTACCAGACACCCGAATCCATAGGACCCGGTTTCCGGGTAAACCACTTTGTTTTTGTTTAAATTTAAAATACCGCCGGAAGGAAGGCCAAGGATCGCACCCTCCGGGCTTGCCCACAACGCACACAAACCGCCGTCATCCAAACCAATGTCAAGGCCGTCAACATACTCGGAAGCATCGCTCCACTCGTAGGCCGGAAACCGTGAAATCTTAATTGCTTGAAACGACTTTGGATCTTTACCGGCAAGAAACCAGGTGTTTTGCTCTGTGGACACAAAGAGCCCCCCGGCAACCGGTTTGATCATCCGAACATTGGTGTTGAATTGAACGAACGATCCGTGCTTGTCGTAAACATACGGATTGAACGGTTCAGACCACCAAATAATTTTTCCTTCGGAAATAAACATCCGTCCTTGCCAATATGCCAAATGACTCCCGGAAACCGGCCCGGAAAACTGCCTGTTGGTGTCAGGCCCGGTATATGTGCCTTCGTCCCAGACAAAAGAAACACCGCCCTTGATATAACCTCGCTCATGGCCGTTGGAATAATACGTCAAATCATTCACCTGGACATAAGACATTGGCACATCCGTAAGCCCGCTTCTTATGCCCTGAAGCGAAAAATCCGCTCCAATCCGGTAAAGAGACGTATCTTTGATCACAAACGCATCGCCCTTATCGCAAAACAGGCTGTGAAAATTTCCGGCAGTAATCAGCGATAAGGTTTTTCTTCGGTTCACCCGGCCCGACTGATCAATGGTAATATTGACAGCGGCGGCAAGATCCCGAAGGCCGTTTTGTTGAATATGCAGCCTCGTAGGATCTGTTATGGTATTCAGCCCCGAAGCCCCTGAAAAAAGAGTGACTTCCTTCATATGGCCGCCTCTTCATCCATCCACATCAACCGGGTGTCGCCGGCAATGTTTATTGGCAAACCGTCAAGCCCGACAAAATCCACAAGTTCGTCCATAGCCTCGTAAAACATGGCGTTGTGGTACTTAAACCCTGTGCCCTGGTTGTTCTCGCCGTCCTCTATGCCTTGGCCAAAAATCTGTTTGCATACGTAATGCCGGATAAGGCGCAACTGCAAATGATCGGGAATGCCGTCCGGCGTATCCGTAGCAGTGGCCATGGCAGTAGGTTTTCGGAAAAAATGAACGGTGAGTGTTTCGGCAACCGTTGGAATGCTCTGGTAGTACAGGCGGTTTCCCTTAACACAAGCAATAAAAACACTGCCGGTATCTGACAGATCCTTCTTTTCCGCCTGGTTAAGAAATCTTTGGAACGAATTATAGTTGCCGCCTACAGGATGGCGTATTCTCGTGCCGTCCGAGTCGGCAACCATACAAAGATTTCTTTGGTAATCCGCAGGCATGGAAGCATAAGCATTGGCTGTGGTGTCAACTGTGTCCGTGTCGAAAAGTTCCGGCAACGGAGGAGACAGGCAGCCCAGGCTTTTCAACCAGATACCGGCTGTGATATTGGAAACCGCGTCATTGATTCTTGTGGTTAAAATTCCATCCGTATAAGACGAGTCCTGGATGATAACCTGAATATCCGCAATAAGCTCCGCAAGTGTCATTAATCACCCCGCTATATTGTTTATAACGGCGGTTCTTAGGTAGATGGAGGAGGAGGTAAACCGCCGCTATGGAGGAAACAAAGTCAACTATCGAGCATACGGATCAAGCTCAATATTCAGATCGCAAATAGCCGCAGCCGCGCCGGAAGATGGAACAAACTTCAAATAACCATCAGCGGCCATTACCGTTTCACCATAAGTAGCATCGGCAACCCATGTGCCAACAGCGCCGGCAGCAATGTCATTACCGAACGTCAAAACTCCCATAGCAGTGGTAGCTCCGGCAACCGTGGTTCCGTAAGTTACGGTAACGGTTTCATCGTCCCCGGGATCTCCCTGGACAATTCCTTTGAGATTTCTCAGCGTGCATCGATACGGCAACTGGAAATATGTGGTTGTTCCCGCACCGGATGCGAATTCACAATGATGTTGAAACATTATATCCTGATCCATAATAATTCTCCTTGTTTGAATCTGGCTAAGAAACAAAAATACCTTTTTATTTCTTAGTTGTTATTTTTTTTATGCCGTTACGGCGGTGGCCCGGGCGTGCGCTTTCCGATTGGAACACACAAGCTGACCAATCCAACGAACATCAGCCGTTAAGCTGTCCGGTTGATCTCTTCCGCCCTTTTCCCACTTCGGAGCGGTAAACTGATATTTCTCATGCGTCAGAATCTTGAGAAAGTTCAGGTTAAGGCCGTCAACATAATCGGCTGTCTGATTGTCATCGGCAACCACCGGAACACCTTCAAATAAAGTGTTCTTGAATCCGGCATCGGCCAGCTTAGAATCGGAATACCTGGCCTGTACCTGCAAAGAGTTGGTAAACGCATCCTTTAAGGTGTCCGTAGTCATGTAGATATTCGGAATACCTTCAGCGTTGTTGCCAATTTTTGCAGTTCTGCGGAGGCTTTGCATAAACGCAAAGTTCATGGTGGACGCAACCGCCGAAGAATTGGCGGCCCAGGTGGCCATGTCATCCTCGGCAATATTACCGTAAGCTGTGGATGTGGTGGTATCAAAAAGATTGCCTAAACCGTCAAATGTTGGGATCCCGGTACCGGTTGCAAAAATGGCGGCACCCATGGTTTTCCTGATGGTTTTCTGAATGTTCTGCAACTTTCCATACACCAGATCGATCAAAGCCGCAGATCCGCTGTTTTGAATCTGATCGTCAAGATCAATAGTATTGGACGCATAATAACCGGCCCAATCAAAAAGAGCCGCATTGAATACATCCTTTTTGGACATATCGATCTTGGTTGTATTCCCGTACGAACCGGAATTACTTTCGTCCATTTCGAGAATTTGTTTAAGCTTCTTACCACCGTCAACGGTTTTACCCGCTGTAGGCCCGGCCAAATTAGCGGCCATCATGCCCTTACCCATTAAAAGATAGAGCAGTACATTTTCCGAAAAATATATGTCTACCGATCCTTTGGCGACATAATCGTCGGTAACTGCTTGCAATTCTGAAAATTCAAGTGCCATTGTCTAAATCTCCTTTATGCGGCACCTCGTCTGGCTTTTTCTAAGGCAGCCATCATAGATGCCTTTAAATCCGCTTCTTTCGTAAGCGGTTTTTGGTTTTGTTGTCGTATTGACGTTCCGGGCTTCTGAAGCACCTTCCCGGCAACCTCATCACTTCCAGCATATTTCATTCCTTCTTCTTTGCCTCGGTTGTAACCTTGCTCCTCGGCCTGTTGTGCCTCGTAGGCGTAATAAGCGGAAAAATCGTCATGGAGTCCCGGCAATTCACCGGCAATTTTCGCAAGTTCTCCTGAATCCCTAAGTTCAAAAAAGTCAGGATGTTCCTTTTCAAATTTCTGAGCAACGGCCTGGCGATCGCGCTGCAACATTGCCTCCTGAAAAAGGGCTTCGCTGTCCTTTTTGGACTGCTCTCGAACAAATCGAGCCGTCTCCTTGTTGGTATCGGCGAGATAACGATCAATATCCATGTCGCCATCATTAAACTTCTCCTGAAGATCATTAATTTTCGCTTCATAATCCGACAAAGGATCAACCTCAGCCTTCTTAGAAGCTTTCTCCGCCGGAGGCTTATCTTTCGCCGCAAGCTTGTTCTTCAAATCACCAATGGTTTTGCCCTGCTCTCCGAGTTTTTTCTCCAAATTCTTGTAACGATTCTCCCAATCTGTTTGTTTTTCAGATGATTTTTCTTTTTCATCCTTTCCAGCCTCTTCAGTGTGTCCTTCATCCTCGTCCTTGATCTCAGGAACTTCATCGCCTGCAGGATAAATACCTTTCTCGTCCATCATCTTCGCCATTTTGCCTCCTCCGGGATTGCTTTCGCAGGTGCCCCGTGTCTTAAAAATAAAAAAGCCCGGATCGACAGGGAGATTTCTCTCGTATCTGTCAATGCGGACTTCAAAGTACCTTCGCACACCGCAAAGGCTTATAAGTAACCGTAAATTATGTTAAAAAAATCTTTTATAGCCAATCAATGATAGAATCAGGAAAAATTTGATTAGCTTTTATATGAGATGGTTCAGCAATATTGTTCAAATCAAATAAAAAATCGGATAAATTTTCGATAATTACATCGTGATAATTACCCCAATTTTGATTGTTTGATCCGAAACCAAAGAAATTGAATATAAACTCAAAAACCTGTGGATGTAATTCTTGGCCTTCTTTCGTTCCTCCCTGATAAGTGGTATATGCAAAGTTGTTTTTAAACATTTTAACTAAGTAAATTGCCTCGTGTTTCCATATTGGTATTAGCAATATTGCCCTGTGAAATATTAACTTCAAAATTCAGCCGAACCGTGCGATCATAAATTACCCATTTTGCAATCTCACGGCCAATTGCTGCTAAAACTTGTTGAATCCGCTCGGTTTTTTTCTTATTCTTTTCGTCTTCTTTTGTGTCTCTTGGCATAGATTATCCTAAGAAGTTAAATATGGCTCATAAACTTCCGATTGCTTCGCCCATTCATCCTCGCGATGTTTTTGATCAATAAAATTTCCCTGCCAAAACCTCGGCGGATCATTTTCCGGATCTCTGTTTAACATTTTATACGTAATATCAGACACCACATCCCCGTGCTGGCCCGCAAGCCGCCACCGGGCGAGGTAAATGTTCCATCCGGCCTCACCTTTATATGCCTCGGCATGGAGACGCGCCATAAGAGCATCCGGTATTTCATACGGCAACCACCAAATTCGCTTTAAAATCTCAGGAATAATGGTTCTTTTGATCGCCACGCAGTGCGTTGCCGTCACCATGTACGGCCTGATAACCAAATCATTGACGACAACCGGAGGATTGTTCCTGGGCGATCTCAAACAGCCACCGAAATACACCATATCCCAATCATCAGGAACTTTTTGCATGAAAACCGAAGATTTTTCTCCAAAATTGTCGCAAAATACACAATCATCCTCGAACAAAAGAACCGTTTCGCAACCTTCCGAATATACCTGGTTCAGCAACAATGCAGTAGTTACCAGCAAGCCGAAGCCGCCCGGCCCCATAGTTGTCGCCATAATATGGGCCGGCAACTTGGAGGTTAGCCCGTCATAAGCAATATAACGCCTTGGAGGATCAAACGGCCATGGCCTTACATCATTGACACCGGTTACAAACCGCTCAAACCTGTCCTGGCGCCGGGACAAATTAATAACGTAAGTTCTGTCAAATCGTGTATCCATCAACAACTAAACACTTTCATTGATCCAATAAATGATAACCGTTCCACTGATTTCAAGGGTAGGATCGTCCGCCGTCAACTCCGTAGCATCAACCGTAACATTCAAATTGGCGTCAATAGCTGAGCTGGTACCGTCAAGAGAAGCAGGCGCAGTGTCGAAACTACCTGTGACGGCTGTAGCCACCGCGTAAGCCGCAGCCGTCCAGGCAACCGCACCCACAATGTCATCGTCCGATGTATCAGACGATCCCAACGCCTCCGCACTGTTCGCAATAGTCGATCCAATGGCAATATCACCTTCCGGCGTCGCATCCGTGAAATATGCCGACTGAGTGTCGTCCATGGCAATCGTCAATTCAAGGCTGGCGCCAAGAATGCGAATAAAACCATCCGGAAAGTCGTAGATCTTAACGCCGCCATATCCGATAGTTGTCGTGTCAGTGCTGGCGATTGAAACCGGCGTCGAAGCAAGCGTAATGGTAGTTTTCTGAATAAATCCGGCACTTTCAACAGCGCTTACCGTGTCACCGTTCACCGCTCCGATACCATCGGTAGTCGTCGGAACATCGCCAAAAACCTTGTTTGTCAAAGTTTGCGCATCGCTGGTTCCAACAACCGTACCAGTCGGAGCGTCCTTTGTCGCATTCGCACCGCCGACACATACAATTAAATCACTCATGATAAACTCTCCTTGGTTAAAGGGTAAATATTTATGGATTAATCCTCTAAAAACCTAAGTTGAAAATTGAGAAAGTTTTTTTTCAAAATGGCGTTTTTTTTCTTCAAGAACTTTATCAATACTCCATTCATAATTGTCTGATCTCTCCATATCAATACAACAAACTATACATTGCCCATAAAGGCGAATACAAGCAGCTTGCTCCGAATCCTGATTCCATTTTCTATTACATTTTTGGCAAATCATAATAAGTGCGTCGATTGTATCACAAAGTAGAGGGTAGGTTAAGTCCACGTTTTTTGTATTGGCAATTAATCAAGTGACATAACAAGTCTTTTTTCATCATAATAACCATAGCCTATCCTTACATTAGGAACAAAAGTAATTGCCTCGGAAATTGCGTATGATCCATCCGGATTTTTTTGCCGAGTTGCTACATGAACAACACAACCACCATGAACTTCCATTGCTTTTGTAATTTTTGTCCATCCTTCTGCTTCGCTTCCTGTTTCACAAAGCAATTCAAATAAATCAGAACCCCATTCTATCATAAAATTTCCAATTAATTTAACCTGTTGGCATAAAACCTCTATCTTTCAAATACCGATCATATTCATCCCGTGTTTCAATCGGTTTCTCCCAGCCATACTTAATTGCATCCTCATCCTGAAGAGCACCACGAACCGAATCATCCAACCACAAAGGCGTCTGAGAATGAAACGTGAAATTTGAAATAATTTTAACGGCAACATGGCGACATTTGTCACACTCCACAAGATCCTTAATATCATCAACCTTGTAGTACTTTTCGGTGATGGCGCCGCACTTAATACATTCATATTCGTAAATTGGCATAACTCTTGCAATCTCTATTACTATATATCTACAAAAAAAATTAAGCCCTTCCGGCCATCTGAGGACGATTTCCAGGATTTGTTTGACGTTTTCCGGAACCTTGCACATTTTGAGTCCCAGAGCCCGCCGCAGGCGGCGTCTGCTTTCGATTCCCAGGCCCACCTTGATTTTGCATGAGAAATTCCTGCAACTGCATGGCATATTCTTCCGGCAACCCGGCCTGAATCAAGATTTGTAATGCCTGGCCGAGCTGTCCCTCGCCGACACGTTCAATGATTTCCTTGGCGTTCGGAAAATCAATGGCCTCAAGATACGCCTGCCTGTCAATCGCGCCTGCGGCATACGCTTCTTTTGCTTCCTCTTTGATTTGAAGCGATGTTTTCGGCATAGTGGAACCGGCCTCAACAACAAAATTGAATTTTCGCCCGGCAAACTCAATGGGCCTGAACTCCTGCGGATCGCCTTCGATCTCAACGGCTTCCGTGTTAATGCCGAAATTCTGATTGAACGATACAAACGCCTGGCCTCGAAATTCAATCAATGCGTCAATCGCTCCGATTTTCTGCTGAATGAGCACCGCATTGCGCTCCTGCAAGGCAATAATCGCACTGGCGGCAACCACGTTACCCGGTGTCGCGCCCCTGTCCGCGTCCTCGATTTGATAAATCCGATCAAAAAGATTGATCAAAAGATTGAAAACCTCAAAAAAGTCCCTGGTGAGTGCCGGAACCGGAACAAACCGAATTCCATTCCCGGTTGAAGCATCAGGAGGAGACAACAACAGATTGGGAAGGTTGTTGATTTTGGACGCCGGAATTTTGCAGTCCAGCGGAATTATGAGCGGTGGAAACATGGAGCGATTCACATAGGCTACCATGCGGGAAATCAATTGATTGATCTTAAAGTTCAGATCGCCAACCTGTTCGGCTGCAGAGAAACCCCAAATGCTGGTTGAATCCTCGTAACTATTGGCCTTGGCGAACGGAAATCGATTGTAAAGATACGTCGGTTTGGTAAGTCTTCGATCAATCATTGCATTGATATTTGGATTGGCGACATCGGAAAGCAACAACTCGCCGTTATTCGTAACCGTAATAACACGGACACCGCCGGGATACTTTAACCGCTTAACTTTCTTGGTAATCTCAATCCCGGTTTCCGTATCAACGGCCACAACTTGATCAATTTCCTCAATCGTGTAATCCCTTACCCAAACCTCGACAACCAAGCACCGGCGTTCCCGAAAATTGTTGGCGCCACCTCCGGCCCGGGATAGGCTGGTAATATTGCTGCCGTAATGCCTGGCCGTGGAAAGATCGCTCATTCCATGAGGTACCCGGCGGCTTTCTTCCCTTTCTTCGCCCAGGATCGAATAAACATCGGATGGATTGACACCGTCAACGCCATAGGCTTTTTCAATAGCTTCGACGGTGTCCGGATAAGCATGGCACACATACGGAGCATCAAGGGAAATGTCTTCATAATACCCGGGCGCAGGAAAAAACGAAAAAGGATCAATCACACCAATATCCGGTTGTTTCGCTTCAGCATTCCAATAAGCCTTTTCAACCGTAACACCATAAATCTCATTCACTAAAGCGGTAGAGGCCAGTTTTTTCCGCTGTTTCGTGTCCTGCCACCACTTTCGGCCATGCGCCGTTAACAACCTGGCTGCATCAAACTCAGATCCTTCATCGCCGTAACTCATATCGATAACTTCAAAAGACGGATTCCTGGCTGTAATATTGGCCCGGGTACGCTCGACGTTTGCGAAGAACAAATTAAGCTCCACCATTTGTGAAACATCCTTGAAATTGTCAAAATGCCGGCCTCGATACAGCTTATAATTCAGCATCCAGCGAGGCTCTAACCCGAGTCGCTCACGCTCATAATACGCAACCTCGAAAAGGCCGTAAGCCCATGCGGCAACATCCCTGTGGCCATCCGGTGGCGGATTAGTAAGATCCCATTCGTCCTTATATTTTGGTAGCGCCATCAGCTATGTTCCTCTTAATTTTTTCGGAATTCCTTAATTTCTCAATCTCAAATAAAACATCGGATAAATTCTCGGCAACAATAGAATTATAATCAGTCCACCGGCTGCAGGTGATATCAAAGCCCAACAAAAAGGATATCAACGGCCTGGCCAATGGATGCAAATAATTTCCTTTCTTTTCACCGAACCGATACCGGCCAATGTCCCGAAACCGTTCAAAATATTCCACCATCATATTGTTAAGCACGGACACTGGCCAAATCCTTAAACTCGGCTTCATTGTGCGTCTTCATGTGAGCGATCAAAGCAATCCGGTAGTCATAGGATTCACCGCAAACTGGACACATAAATTGCCCGGGCGGTGGCTCATCTATTTCGGGCTCATTGTTTTTCAAAGAAACGCCAACAGGTTTTTTAGGAACTTCAACAGACTCAACTGGTTCAGGCTCAATATCCTCAATCTCTTCCTTTTCCTCAATCCGGCCCTCCGCAGGAGCTTGAGGCCGAATCAATAACCGGCCACAACCTAATATATAAGGATAACCACAACCCGGGCAGCACATATCACCAAGCGCCGAACTGCCAAGCTGCCCAAAATCTTCCCACATCCACGACTTGTAAGGCTCCTTTAAGACACACATATTCGGCCTCGGTGTAACCTTGGGATCATACAGCTCCGTGGTTTCATGAAAAACGCCCTTACAACTCGGACAGACAACATCAAACTTTTTGAATTTCTTGAATTTTTTCTTTTTCGCCATTACTGCCTTACTCCATCAACATCAACTATGTTCCCATGTTCATCTTCAACCGGAGGAACCGGAACACCGGAAACCGATGAACTCATCCGGCCCGCCGGAGGCGTATCAAATATATTCAAACCCGGATCAAACTGCTCCTGAAATCGATCATTGTATTTCTGTAATTCCTTCGGCATTTCCGGCGGCCCAGGCGGCCCTGGCTCAAAAATGTCTTCAAGATTACAAGCATCACCTGACGGCTGGCGCGACAACAACGAACGGCCACCGGATGATTTCAAAGAGATCCAGCCACCCAGGAAAACAGCGACAAGGACAAATAACCAACCGATAATAATGAGCAAAACAACCGGAGCTGTAATCATAGGAAAAACCTATACGAAACCGTGATCAATGTTTGGCGCAATCAACGTGCCGTCATCAATACCAAGAATTAAATTCCAATCCCTTTCAGCCTTCGTTGGCGGAGGATCAGGCGCCACCTGAATATTAGGCCATGGTAACAAAACCTCCGGATCTTGCAGCCTGGCCAAACTGTCCAACATATCGTCATGACTAAGAACCGGAAAAGGCCCATATTCCTGTTGTAAAAATGTTTGGATTAAATCTGTGCGCTTGCCTTCGTAGTCAGTCTTAAAGCACGAATGAGGTAGGTACAGCCGGCCCTGTTCGCATATTGGTATCAGTCTTCTAATCCGATCATTCTTGGGCGTCTGGCCACCGACTTCCGTAATCGTGAAACGGTAGTTCTGAATATCCTGAACATACTTGATGTGTTCGACATCGGCCTGCATGCCGTACTTTTCGTAAATCACATTGGTAGGAAAATACTTGCGATGCCAGGTAAACAAAACATTGGTGCGCTCGGTGAGATTGACGCGATCCCGGAACATGTCAAACACGTAAAAATTGCGATCACGGCCCAGGCCGATACACCACATGCACGTATAATCATTCATTTTTCGTTTTTCGTTGGCCGGATCGACAATGATCACAAAATTAAAATGCTCTGGATTGTGCGGCTGCCAGAACTTGAGCCAAGAAATATCGAAGCCCTGGACTTCATCAGCCGTCGGATTTTGAAGGATCTGACAAGCGAAAATGTACGGTCCCATCTCACGACGCTTTTCAGAAAGATAATCCCGCGTGAAAAGGATCGGATCACCGGTAGGCAGGCCATCAACCGTGCCTGGATAAATCCGTGGAATAGCTGATTCCCGCTGCATAATCGTTGCGTAGGTATCGTTGGCGTGGTAGCGAGTACCAATATATCGAGTATTCCCATCCTCACTGGCCAGGTTCCGGGACAGCTCCCAGGCTTCCGTAACTTTCTGGATCATTTCAGGAGTGGTAACCGATTCGCGTGTGATAACGTCGTCATAAACCATCAACTGGTAATGCCTGGACGTAGGCTGTCCATCAACCAAGCCGTAAGCTTCAACTGTGGATTCCTTCGGATTTGCTTTTCGTTTTACAATAATTCCGGCGTCTTCGCTCCACCGCGGTGAGTCTGATTTTGGATTTTCGAAGAGAACATCAGGAAAGAGTTGGATGAGTTTTTGATTAGATTCGAATTCAAATTTGATTTGTTTGAGAAAACCCTTCGCGATTGGGCGCGTGAACGAAAATATACCGACTGTGATCTCTGGATTGATAAGGATATCTTGGATAGTTTTTCCAAACGTAATTATTGTTGATTTGTAATGCTCCCGCGCCCACAAATCAATATAACCGTCTGGATTAGCTTGCACTTCTCGGCATCGCTCAAATATCCAATCGCGATTAACATCATTACGCCCGAGCACGAAATAAAGAAGAAAAAACAAATCATTGAGGATTAAATGGCGAAGTGTTGCAACCTCACTTTTTTCTTCTTGCGCGAGTTGTATGATCTTACCGTATGTCGATAATGCCTGGGCTTTGTTCATCGTCGGTTTTTTTGTGCTCTATATTCTTAATATTCGATTTTACAAGAATTTCACCGCATAGATCTGAAACCTCAACACCAATATTAAAATTGATTGTTGTCTTCTCTGTTTTTACGTTTTGTTCGGTTTGATCCTTCCAGCCATAATTGTTTTTCAAACAAAAAATCGGCCCAGCAACCTGGCTATTGGAATACAATCTTTCCTCTGCGTAATTCTCACAGACGGCCAATGCTTTTTTTATGGTAGGCAAAAACTTTTCTCTATACTTATAATTCAAAAGTGCTCTGCGATTAGTGCCAAGTCCGACAGCCAAACCAGTCATGGTATAGGGCCGGATTTGATGTTTCATTCCTTTTTTGTCAGTGCTCCAGCAGCTCTTAAAGTATTCATCAATTTTTTCTTCGAGTTCTTCAGGCGTTTGAAAAAGCAGAGGACGGCCATTTTTTTTAGCAATTTTGCCGGGTAGTTTTTTGGCCGGTTTTTTTATTGAAGTTTTCGTTTTCGTTTTTGGCTTGGCTTTGGCTTTAATTTTCGGAACAGATTTTTTAGCAGACTTTTTGGCAGGCGATTTTTTGGCGGGCGATTTGGTAGTCATAGGAAACTCCGATACGAGTTATAGGTAAATCCGATAGTAGATGATAATTTTTTATGATGATTATTGTCAAGTGAAAAATTGTCAACAAGGCAAAATTTGGCAGAAAATTTGATTTTTAGGCTATTTTATACACACAAACACCAAAAACATACACATATAAAAATAGGTAAATTTAATTAACTTCGCATAATTAGATAACAGGAAAAATAATATACATATAATTTAGCGACTTTGGCATATAATGGTATAGATAATGCTTTAAAGATATGC